ACCATCCGACATTATCCGGCAAATGAGACTTTACACAAAATTTGCGGCGCTACCTCAAAAGCCGGTGGATATTTCGCTTCTGCTCAACGAAACGGAGCGGTTGTAAATTTTTTCACCGGAGATGATGTCGTCAAAGCAGCACAAATGTACAATATTGCCGCTATGATACTTTTTGGGGAGTTTGTAGGAGAATTGAATGATGTGCCAAAGCCACCTCCGGGTTTGATAAAGCGGGTGGAAGAACGGTGCAAAACAAAAATGGGAAATCAATTGCTGGCCGCACAAACGTGCGACTATTTTTTTACATCAGATTCGGGGGATGTTGTACATGGATGAAATGCAGAAATTCCTTCGTGCATTGAAGTATCACCGGCTGACGAGTCAGCAGCGAAAAACGCTGCGCGGGCAGGCTCTGGCCGGAAATCTCCCGGCAGCAAAGGTGGGATTGCACAGAATCGTGAAGAGAGGGTATCAGCATGGACATTCAAACGCTGCCGGTGACGAAACTCGCACCGGCGGAATATAACCCGCGTAAGGACCTGAAGCCCGGCGACCCGGAATACGAGAAGCTGAAACGCTCGATTACGGAGTTCGGATATGTGGAACCGGTCATTTGGAACAGAACCACCGGCCACGTTGTTGGCGGTCACCAGCGCCTGAAGGTCCTGATCGATACCGGTGTGAAAGAGGTCGAATGCGTGGTCGTGGAGATGAGCGAAGAAAAAGAAAAAGCGCTCAACGTCGCGCTGAACAAGATCAGCGGCGACTGGGACAAAGAAAAGCTCTCGCTACTTATTGCCGATCTGCAGGGCGCGGATTTCGACGTTTCGCTGACGGGCTTCGATGCTCCGGAACTCGACGCGTTGTTTAAGGATGCACAACGCAATGGTGTTCACGACGATGATTTCGACGTTGACGCCGCGCTGAAAGAACCGGCGATTACGAAGCCCGGTGACCTGTGGCTGCTTGGAAAGCACCGGCTTATCTGCAGCGACAGCACGAAGAAGGATGTATTCGATTTGCTCATGGACGGTCGCCAGGCAAACCTCGTGGTCACCGATCCCCCTTACAATGTGAACTACGAGGGCAGCGCCGGCAAGATCAAGAACGACAATATGACGGACTCCGCATTCTACGATTTCCTGCTGGCCTCGTTTCAGAACATGGAAGCCTGCATGGCGTCCGCTGCGTCGATCTATGTGTTTCATGCGGATACCGAGGGGCTGAACTTTCGCAAGGCGTTCTCGGATGCAGGGTTCTATCTGTCCGGCACGTGTATCTGGAAGAAGCAGTCGCTTGTACTCGGGCGCAGTCCTTACCAGTGGCGGCACGAACCGATCCTCTTCGGTTGGAAGAAAAAGGGCAAGCACGAATGGTATGCCGACCGGAAGCAGACGACGATCTGGGAGTTCGACAAACCAAAGAACAACCCAGATCATCCGACCATGAAGCCGGTCGAGCTGTTGGCATATCCGATTCTGAACTCCAGCATGGCAAACTGCATTGTGTTGGATCCGTTCGGCGGCAGCGGCAGTACCCTGATCGCCTGCGAACAGACGGACCGAATCTGTTTCATGATCGAGCTGGACGAGAGGTTCTGCGACGTGATCGTCAAACGATATATCGAGCAGGTGAACGGTTCCGACGATGTATTTCTTATCCGAAACGGCGAGCGGATTTCTTACAAAGAAATCGCTGGCTTAACCGAGAATTAACTTGCTATATACAGAACGTGGAGTGATATATGTACTACCGAAATTGAAGGAGGTAGACATAGGATGCAGATCAAGTACCATTTGGAAGGCAGCGAGCGCAAGGCTCTTCTAGCCGCAATGCGTGAAATTCTGCAGGACGCGCCCAAGTACATGGGGCCGCCGAGCTTCGCGTTCATCGTCGGGCCGTACACCATCGACCGGCATGGGACGCTGAACTGTCCGGATGATGTGGACACGGCGCAGATCGAAATGCTGATCCACGAACTGGAACACGACGGATTCATCGGCGAGTGCGTCGGCGAACCGGCGCAAAAGCAGGAGCGTACCACGGTTGAAGCGGTGGAGGAACCGGACCGGCTGGCGATCGAGATACCGAAGGGCGGCATGACACCGACCGCCTTGGAAAATCTGCGGCGGCTGATAGTAAGCAAAGCTACACTGCTGAAGAAAGCGCTTGGCACGGACAGCCTGCCGATTACGGAGCATGCGGACAGGATCGAGTTCGGGTGGTTTCGCCCGACCGGCGACCAGACGGAGATGACCGCCTATTATCAGCTCATAGAGAAACTCTGCGAAATGGCGAAAGCGCAAAAGCGCGTAACCGCCACCGAACAGCCGGTGGAGAACGAAAAATACGCGTTTCGTTGCTTCCTACTGCGGCTCGGATTTATCGGAGTGGAGTACAAGGAGCCGCGGAAGATTCTGCTGAAGAATCTTTCCGGCAACGCGGCGTTCAAAGGCACGCCGGAGAAAGAGGACGCAAATGAGTAACGGATTTTTCGCGGCATACGGTGCCGGATTGAACCGCACCGAGATGGCGAAGCGCTGCCCAACGGCGAAGCCGATCGGCTCTGCGGAATTGAAGAATTACAGGTTGGCGTTTCGCGGAGGTCATGCTTGCGCGACTGCAACGATCGAAAAGGAAAAGGGGGCGAACGTCCCCGCGCTGCTTTGGGAAATTATTCCGCAAGACGAGCCGGCGCTCGATCGGTGGTTTGGCGTACCGGGATCGTATCGCAAAGAAACGGTCAAAGTACGTGTAAACGGTACAACTGTGACCGCACTTACCTACGTCATGATTGGAGGAAAACCGCTGAACAAGCCAAGCGCTTTCTACTACAGCACGGTTTTGGAAGGGTACAAGGCGGCGGGGCTCGACACGGAGTTACTCAAGACGGCCGTGAATCGAAACGAGGAGGAACCCGAACATGAGTAAATCGGCATGCGAAGCATATGCCCGGGCGATTACCAAGCTCACAGAGAAAGCGCTCCGGCTGAATGCGTATTTGGAGACGCTAAGCGGCATGGGTGACGGCGCCACGTGGGGCGACGTCGCGGAAGCGAACCGCTTGTGCGAGCAAATGGACCGTTTGCTCGAAGCGACCGAATAAACCGAACCGGGGCGAACACGGAGGCTCACGCGGGCCTCCGTTTGCATAGGGTAAAACTGTGATGCCGATGCGGTGAGCAGGCTCTGCAATAGCGCAGGATTATCAACTATTCTGTAATAAATGACTTGCTATTTTCTTCGACTAGAGTGATAGATACACTACACCAAACGGACGGAGGAACACACCGTGAAAACCACGCAAGAAGCGATTCGCACCCTGCAAAAAACCGGCGAGTACACTTTTTCGGGATTAAGCCGCGAAGAGAGCCGGGCCGCGGCAGCGGAGCTCGCAAAGGCTGCGATGAAAGCCGACAGAGCCATTGGAATTACAAGCCGATATGGAATTGCCAGAGACGCTTTCGGATACTACAGCGCGCGTCAGATTAGCGACTAAGAACAAAGATACGGAGGGCGAGGCTATGTGGATCAGGAGAACGATAGACGATTATGATTTTCGGATCAAGCAATACTGCGCAAAGTCCAAATTCGGGATCGATGAAGGTCGAATTTCGAAACTGGAAATCTGGAAAGACGGCGAACTGTTGTCCCAATACGACAGGGGATGGGTCAAGAAACCACGTAGCGCTAAAGTAAAGGCGGTTTTCGAGGAGATTTTGAGACAACACAACTAACCAAACGTTAGCAATACCAAGATTCGAGCTTCCGAGAGGGAGCTTTTTCTTTTACCAGATAATATGAAAAGAGGCGGTACGCATACGAAAACTAAAAAAGTACGCGCCGACCCGCTTTATGGCGAAAAACTCGGTTTACGATAAAACGCGAGCTGACTTTGCCGTTGATTTCATCGAATGCCTGTCTCATACCAAAGGAACGTGGGCCGGGAAGCCGTTTCTGCTGATCGATTGGCAGGAGCGGATCATCCGCGACTTATTTGGCGTGGTCAAACCGAATGGGTACCGCCAGTTCAATACCGCGTATATCGAAATACCAAAGAAAAATGGAAAACAGCTGGCGTTGGATACACCGGTCCCGACTCCGGACGGATGGAAACAGATGGGCGGCATGCGCGCCGGTGATCGTGTTTTTGACGAGCACGGTAATCCCTGCACGGTGCTTGCGCTCAGTCCAATCGATGATACGGAGCAGGCCTATCGGGTTACCTTTGGCGACGGAAGCTCAATCGTTGCCGGAGCGCGGCATCTTTGGAATGTGCAGGTGATCAATAACGGCCGAAAGGAGAAACTTCTGGAAACGCAGCAAATGTATGAAGCGTTTTCGAAGTACTGTGAACGCCATAAAAGCGATCCGTTTCGCAGCATATACAGGATAGCTGTCGCTGATGGCTTTACGTTACCGGAGGTGATTCTTCCGGTCGATCCATATTTATATGGTTATTGGCTGGGAAACGGATGTGCCACGAAGCCGGAAATTACGATCCGGACCGAGGACGTAGCCGGCGTTCTCAGACGTACAGGATATGAGATTGCTTCGCTCTGGAAGAATGTGGGCGATAGCGTTGTTGTGCGCATTCCGAAACTAAAAGCCGTCCTGTTGAAATCTTTTCGGGAGAAGCATATTCCAAGCGAGTATTTGCGCTCGTCCGAATCGCAGAGGTGGGCATTGCTCCGGGGGCTCATGGATTCCGACGGTTGTATTTCAAACGTGCGAGCGCAAAGCGTCTATGTCAGCACGGTGGAGCAGCTCGCACGGGATGTACGCGAACTGTTATGGAGCCTGGGTATAAAAAACACGATGACATCAGGCCCATCGCTGCGTTACGGAATTCCGACAGGTGAAACTTTGTACACGATTCGGTTCACATCGTTTATAAACTTGCCTACCAGCGGGCTGGCGAGAAAGCTCAAGAACCGAAATCCTGAGAAAACAACGCTAAGGCGATCGGATTTCCATTATATTCACGCGATCGACCCAATCGACGGCAAGGTTCCTATGCGTTGTATTCAGGTAGATTCTCCTTCCCACCAATATCTGGCGGGTTCGTCTATGGTGCCTACGCATAATTCGGAGCTTGCGGCGGCGGTCGCGCTGCTGTTGACCTGCGGTGACAATGAAGAACGCGCCGAGGTATACGGCTGTGCAGCCGACCGGCAGCAGGCGTCGATCGTGTTCGAGGTCGCCAAGGATATGGTCACCATGTGCCTGGCTTTGTCGAAACGGGTGAAGATACTGGCGTCGCAGAAGCGGCTCGTATATCTGCCGACCGGAAGTTACTACCAAGTGCTCTCCGCCGACGTTGCGAATAAGCATGGCTTCAACACGCACGGCGTCATCTTCGATGAATTGCATACGCAACCGAACCGGAAGCTCTTTGACGTTATGACCAAGGGCAGCGGCGATGCGCGCATGCAACCACTGTATTTTTTGATCACAACGGCCGGCGACAATACCAACTCGATCTGCTGGGAAGTGCATTCGAAGGCGAAGGATATCCTTGACGGCAGGAAGACGGACGCGACGTTCTATCCAGTCATCTACGGAACGGAAGAGAGCGATTCCTGGACCGACCCGAAGGTGTGGAGAAAAGCGAATCCATCGCTTGGGATTACGATCGGGAAAGACAAAGTTCAGGCGGCGTGCGAAAGTGCGCAGCAGAATCCCGCTGAGGAGAACGCGTTTCGCCAGCTTCGACTGAACCAGTGGGTGAAACAGGCGATCCGCTGGATGCCGATGGACGCATGGGATAAATGCGCGTTTGCGGTTGACCCGGAGGAACTAGCCGGTCGTGTATGCTACGGTGGCCTCGATCTTTCGTCCAGCACGGATATCACGGCGTTTGTGCTTGTGTTTCAGCCGCTGGATGAAACGAACAAATACATGATCCTACCGTTCTTCTGGATTCCGGAGGAGAACATCGATCTGCGGGTCCGGCGCGATCATGTGAATTATGACCTTTGGGAGAAGCAGGGCTCCCTGCAAACGACCGAAGGCAACGTTGTACATTATGGGTTCATTGAGGCATTTATTGAGCAGCTCGGTATGAAGTACAACATCCGAGAGATCGCCTTCGACCGTTGGGGTGCGGTGCAGATGGTACAGAACCTTGAAGGCATGGGGCTCACGGTCGTTCCGTTCGGTCAAGGGTTCAAGGATATGTCTCCGCCGACGAAGGAACTCATGAAGCTGACGCTGGAGCAGAGGATCGCGCACGGCGGCCAGCCGGTTCTGCGCTGGATGATGGACAA